TTCTCGACGTTTGATACGGGCAACAGCACTTTCACGGGCGATGTGATTGCGTCCGGGGGTACACTTCAAGCCTCTGGCGATACAGCAGCGGGTGATGATGCAGCTATTGGTTATACAGCCGCAGAAGGCTTGATCTTAACTGGTCAGGGTTCTACCTCAGATATTACACTGAAGAATGACGCAGATGCTACAGTGTTTACTGTACCCACAGGTACTGATGATATTCTGTTTCCTGATGATGCAAAAGCAATGTTTGGTGCAGGGTCTGACTTACAGATTTACCATGATGGTGGTAATAGTCATATCAAAGAAGAAGGGACCGGGATTCTTTTTGTTTCCGCCTCTACTCAAATACAACTCAGAAGTGCTGCGGATGAAGTCTATATCCAATGTATAGAAAATAGTGCCGTTAATTTGTTTCACAATAATGTCAAAAAGTTTGAGACATCAGCCACAGGAATAACAGTAACAGGTGCTATTGCTACAAGTGCTGGTGGTGTAGCTCTTACCTCACTAGACATAGACGGTGGCACAGACATTGGTGCGGCTCTAGTAGACGCAGACCTGATGATTGTAGATGACGGTGCAGGTGGCACTAATCGTAAAGCTACGATGGCTCGGTTGGCTACATACATGGGTACTAAAGTTGGTGGCGGGGCTATGGTATTTATTGCTTCTTCTGGCGCACTATCTAATGCTGCAAGTGTACAATTTAGGGCGCAAGATGGACACTTTGACGCAACTAAGTTTGACCATTACATCTTTAAATTTATGTATGTCATACCTGCAACTGATGGTGTTTGGCCTATAGCCCAAATAAGCACTAATGATGGTGGTGCTTATGATACAACAAATGGTAATTATCATTACGGTGACAGTGCTGATTTTAATGGATACTATTTGTCTGCTACCTATAATATGGGTTCTGGTACAAATGAGTATGGTATGTGTGGGGAGATGGAGTTGTTCGGGCCTCACCTTACTAATTATACATATGCAGACATAAGGACAGTTATGACTAGTACTAGTGGCCATGTGGTGAATCAAGGCCCAACCAGAGGAACACAGGTACATAATGTTGCAGCAGACGTAGATGCAATTAAATTTTCGTTTAATAGTGGTAACATAGAATCAGGCGAGATCGTAATGTACGGCATAGCAAACGCATAATGGATATTAACTGGACAGTATCAGGCATTCATTATGGTTAACTTCTAGTTAACCCCTTGCTTTAATCATCTATGTGGTATAATATTACCCCATAGCAACAATCAAAAATCCCCCCACATATGAATAATCTTTACCTGCTGAACCCAGCAGATGTTTTGGCTCAATGGCCGATAATAAAACCACATATCGATAGCGCCCTTGCCCACTCCGTGGGCGAAATGAACACCTTCCAACTGTTTCAAAAAACAATGTCTGGTGAGGTGCATATCTGGGTTTATTTGGATCAGCATACGCAGATCACAGCAGTTCTAAGCACACGATTTTTGCACTACGAAAACCGCAAATCTTTGCAAATCATGACATGCGGCGGTGCAGTAGAAGATTGGGATATCTGGCTAGATCACAATCACGTTTTCGAGAATTTCTGCAAGAACAATGGGTGCTCATCAATTCAGATATGGGGCCGCAAAGGATGGGGCCGCAAATTGGCTAAAGTAACCAGCCAAACAGGTAAGTCCTACAAGCCCCTTTATCACGTATTCGACATGGAGATCGACAAATGACATTAGTTAATCCGTTTGGTATTCAGCGCCACTTGCACCCACGGCGATCTGGCATGATCGTATTTAAAGGCGGCGGTGGCGCTCCTGCCCCAGCACCCACCCCAGCCCCGGTAGTTAATGTGGATGGCGGTCTTTCAGAAGAGCAATACCAGAACCTTATAGGAGGTATAGGCGCACCTTCCGTGTTGGGCACGGATGGGGCAGACAACACAGCAGCTACTGGGTTGTATAATGAGGCTGCAACAATCGGAACCAATATGGACACTGGTTTCGCTGGGGTAAATACCAATATCACAGACAGTATAGCTGGCGTTAATACAGGCGTTAATACAGGCTTCGCTGGCCTCACCACTCTGCTCGACCAATATAAAACAGACCAAACTAATCAATTCGGCGCAGTAAATACTGCAATGACTGACAATGCAGCAAACATAAATACTGGCCTTGGAACGCTTCAAACAGGCCAAGATGCCGGGTTTAATAACATGGGCACCCGTTTTGATACCGTGGATACCGCTGGAGCTGGTCTGCAGACCGCTGTTGATACCGGATTCCAAGACACCGCCGCAACTTTGGCCAACACAAACGCTAATATTAATACAGGCTTTGCGGACGCTAACACAGCTATGACCGGGGGCTTTGCCGACACTCAAGCAGGGATCACTAGCGCTGCTGACGCAGCTAACACCCAGCTCAGCGGCGTTTCTGACAATGTTCTAGCAGGGCAACGGGGGCTGGCCACAGACCTCGGGACAATGTCCTCTAATCAAGACATCTACGCTGGATCCGTGCTTGGTAATCAGGAAAATATGCAAGGCACTCAGGACAGCTTCCAGAGCAACTTCGATGATTATGTTGAGCGCTATTCCGATGACGCATCTTTGGCCCAGAGTACCCGGGCAGATATGCAGACCGCCAATGCCAACGCTAATCAGGCCTTGCGGACGGATATTGGCAGACAATCAGATGCAGCTAACACGCAAGCCCAAGAAACAGCTCGCCGGGTACAGGCTGTACAGATTAATCAAGCAAAAGAATTGGCAACGCAGGTCGCTAATAATGGTGGGGTGGATGCTGGGACACGGCAGAACTTTGCTAATCTAACTACAAGTTTTGACGGTTCTGGGAACTTAATTCCCTCATCCGTAGATGGTACGGGGAACAGGGTAAATCGAGCGATAGACCAACAAGGTAATTTGGTCCTGACCTCATTCAATAATCTGGGTCAATCAATCGGTAGCCAGAGTATCAATATCGCGCAGTCATTAAGCGTACTTGAACAGCTCAATAGAGACAACACTGCGAGTACAGGCTTTGCTGCCCCTTACCTATCAACAGGATAAACATGCACCCACAATCAATCTCCGCCCAAGGCATCAATTTAGTTAAGAAGTTTGAGGGTCTGCACCGAGTGCAGCCCGATGGTATGGTTTCGAGCTACCGCTGCCCTGCAGGAAAATACACATGCGGATTTGGTGCCACTAGAGGCGTCAGATCAGGAACTAAGTGGACTAAAGAGTACTGCGAGCAGCGGCTTATTGAAGATCTAAATGAGCACGGCAAAGCTGTTAAACGACTCGTTAATGTCCCCCTATCTCAATACCAATATGACGCTCTCACGTCTTTCGTTTTTAACCTCGGGTCGGGTGCTTTTAAAAGCTCCACACTCCTAAAAAAGCTCAATCAAGGGCTATACGATGAAGTCCCAGAGCAGCTGATGCGCTGGAACAAAGCTAGGGTAGATGGCAAGCTTACTCCATTAAACGGGCTTACCCGTAGGCGTTCAGCAGAGGCTTCTTTGTTCTCCTCAGATGCTGCTCTGCCCTCCGATGAGGGCGGCTCAGAAATGCCCCAAAAGGTATCTGCAGCTGCGCCTAAATCTTTAGCCAAGTCTAAGACAATGGCTGGCGCAGGTATTGCTGGAGCTGCCACTGCGATGAACGAGATCTCAGGCCAGCTGCAGGGCTTATTGCCCTATGCGGATAGCTTAAAAGTATTGTTCTTAGTCTGCGCGATAGGCGGCATTGGCCTTGCCGCATACGCACGATTTAAGGACCACTCAGACGGGGTTCACTGATGTTTATCTTCGGTAAGATCAAGATTTACTTAATAGCTGCTTTGGCTATGGCCATGCCAATCATTTACGTGATGGGCCGTTTGTCTGGCGCAAACAAAGAGAAGCAGAAAGTCCTCAAGGACGATCTACAGGCCGCTAACAAAAAAACTGATTTCTATAAGGCGATTGCTGATCATGAAGAAGATCCTGCTCTTAGTACCCGTGATGGCATCATTAATCGGGTGCGGAACGGTCTATAGAACACAGCTTGAGGCGTATTGCCCAGCTGTTGTTGTCTACTCCGATGAATTTAAAACAGGGCTTTCAACTGAGCTCGACAACCTACCGCCCCGAAGCACTTACGTGCTCACGGCGGTGGGGGATTATATAGCGCTGCGCGATGAGCTCGCTGTCTGTGCGAGCGAAAGGGAGAAGCTCTGATGGCTGAAGATACAAGCATTAGTCAGTCGATAAAAGACACGGTCTCTAAAGGCCTGTCAGATTTTAAAACATATCAAGAAGGTAACCTAGAGAAGGCCAGAGTGGACAACCCCGGCCTCAACTGGGGAGATTACCATAGCGGTAGATCAATAAACCCGGCTACAGGTAAGCTTGAATACGGATTAAATACTGGTGGCGATGATGGTCCTGCAGCTGCACTTGTAAGTGCCCCAGCCCCTGCAGCTCCTGTCTTGACTAGATCTCCCGGTAACGTCAGCGCCTCAGACATCCTTAAGATGGCTGAAGACGCTGGACTTGTGAAATCACAAGCAGACATGGAAGCTATCGTTGCAGACCCAAATGGCTTTTTATCCACCCGGGGGATGGTCATCACCGATCTAATCCCCTCAATGGATAAAACTGCTACTGGCACAAACCTCGACCCATATGACACACGATATGACCTCGGCACCGATCCCACACTGACCACAGCGACCGTGGATGATGTGAACGCTGTTGCTGGAGTTACGAATCCTGGGGCCGAAACTTACACAGCATCAACAGTTACTGGCAAATTAGATGCAAGCACCAAGGTAAATGCCGAGACAGGAACCATCGATGACGATAATCTTGTTGATACTAGCGATATTGAAATTGATGTAGCTGCAGAGTCTGAAGGCACAGGCGTACTGGGTAATTCCCTTAATGATTTCGCCGCGCAAAACATCTCCACAATCATCGATACATCCACCCCTGCGGGTAAGCTGCTTGCGGAAAAGCTTGGTGAGGGCGGTTACACCGACCACAAAGCAACTATTCTGGGGCAGATGGATATTATCTCTGCTGAGTTTAAAGACAGTAACGGTAATTCAAAAATCCCGCCTTGGGCACAGGCAATGGTCAGAGAGACTGAGAAGACTATTGCTTTCAGCGGCATTACTGGGACAGCGGCAACCGCTGCCTATGCGAATGCTGTGATGGAAGCGACCTTGGGTGTGGCTGATAAAGAAGCTGCTTTCTTCCAAACAATAACCACAAAGAACCTAGACAATCGCCAAGAGGGCATCATTAACAAAGCGAAGATCCTAGCTAACTTCGAGCTGGGTAATCTTAATGCTCGAGAGACAGCAGCGGTTACAAACGCCAAAGCTTTTCTGGAAATGGATCTAACAAACCTGACCAATGAGCAGCAAGCCGAGGTTGTTAATAAGCAGGCAGTTGTACAAGCTCTTTTCGAAGACCAAAAGGTCATGAACAGCCAGCGCTTATTTACGGCAGAAAGCCGAAATGAGATGGCTAAGTTCTATGATGAGCTGAACTCAGCAATCGCCCGGCACAACTCCACAGAAATGAATACTTTAGCTAAGTTTAACGCTGGGGAAACTAACACAATTTCTGAATTTAATGCTCAGATGTCCGATAGCCGGGACCGCTTCTACAGCGAGATGCAATATAATATTGATGTCAGCAACGCTAAATGGCGGCAGTCGGTAGAAACCACTAATACCGCTATGATGTTTGAAGCTGTGGGGCAGGACGTTAAGAACGCTTTAGATATCTCTACAGAGGCTCAGAACAGGCTCTGGGACAGTGTAGATAACCTGTTGGACTATATCTTTAAAGGTGCTGACAATGAGGCTACCCGAGACGCTGAAATCCTAGCTGCTCAAATCCGAGCTCAAGCTGGCAGCGGAAGCAGTTCTAGCGGTAAGTGGGGAGCCTTTGGCCAAATAGCGGCTGCTATTATTACGGCACCTAGTGACCAGCGCCTCAAAGAAAACATCGAGCATTTAGAAACTGTGGACGGTATCAGGTACTACACTTGGGATTGGAACTCCGAAGCTAAGCGCGTGGGCTTAAACAACGGGCCCACTTTTGGCGTGATGGCACAAGAGGTCCAGAAGACCCATCCCCAAGCTATTGTGCAAGGCCCACACGGATACTTGCTGGTGAATTACGGAGCGCTGCCTCAGTGATCTCAGACACAGTAATACCCTTTCCCCAGCAAAGTGCTGTTGACCGCCAGTTCGAAGAACTGGAGCGGCAACGTGAGCAAATTAGACAGCAAGCGCAATTAATAGCGGAGCGTAGAAATGAAGTTTGAAGATGCCATTAAGAAATCCATCAAAGGGTTTATCGAAGGCAAGGTGCCCCGCAATATTGCAGAGATGTCTGAGGAAGGGCTGATCTATACGCCCGAGTACCTAGACAAGCTTGAAGAGGCGATGATGGCAGAGCCAGAGGCTGCTGAGCCCACCGAAGAGGAGATGCTCGATGCAGAAGCTTAGTTCGCCAATCCCCGGAGCTAACTTTACCACCGATACCCGCAACTATGGCTGGCATAGGCCCCCGGACATTGTGGATTATGATGAAGGCGTTGAGTATTTTATCACCAAGATGGACGAGCCCCGGGAGACTGACCTTATTATGTCTCTTATTGATCTGGAGACACCAATCACAGTGATCACCGCTAGCCTAATGCTTCAAGGCATTAGCCGGGGAAAGATCCCCATTGACCTTGCCATACTCATGTCGGGGCCTGTCGCTCGGTATATTGAGATTATGGCTAAGTCTGAGGGTAAAACCTACGAGATGGGTGCTAGCGATAAAGATCGTGTGTCGATCACTCCTACAGCACTTAAAATGGCGCTTGGGCTCATAGATGCCGAAGACCCAATGCCTACGCCAGAAGCTGTCGAGCAGACGCTTGAGGAACCGCCAGAAGGCGGTCTCATGGCAATTCCAGATGCGCCTTTAGTAGCGTCTGAGGACGAGCAACAATCCATGCTTGGCGTGGATGAGGAACCTGTTGAAGAGGAGATGGCTGATGGGATGGCGTGACGTACAAGCTGGAGTTGCCAGCGGAAGCATAAACTACGCTCAGAAGCCTGACAAATTCGGCAGCTTTATGGAGGGCTTTGCCTCTGTTTATGCGCCTATGATGAGCAAAAAACAGGACGCAAAGCTTAAAGCTGACGCTCTAAAGGCCGCTGATAAGAAAGTGGCGCAGACTAAGCTGCAAGAAAAGCGTGAAACGCAAGCAGATGAAGACGCCCTGTACCTCAAACAAGCCCAACAGATTGCCCGAAACGTAGGTTTTGAGGGAGATGATGGCACGATTAACTATATGTTCAATCAGCTGGTGACCTTCAAAGGGGACGCCACAAAAGTTGAAACAAACTATGAAGCAGGGGTCAAACAAAACCGCATATCTAGAAAAGTTGAAGAGTTTGCTGGCCCAGTCCAACCCGGTGCCCCGCGCTTTGATATGCCCGAAATGGATAGGCTTGTCCAAGGTGAATCTGCCGGGGACATCAATGCAACCCTGATTGGCGAGTTTGACGGCAAGAAAACTTTCTTCAAAACAGACAAACCTGTGTCTGAGATGACCCTGCCAGAGGTGCTAAAGCTTGTTAAACGAAAAGGAGATTATTTCAATTGGTCTAAGCTCAATATGCCTCCGGGTACGAAAGCCCATGACAGGGGTTTGGCGAGTACTCCCGTTGGTAAATACCAATTCGTAGGAAATACGCTGCGTGGCTTTGTAGGGGAAGGTGGTCTTTTTAATAAGCTAGGTATCACGGTTGATACCGTATTCGATGAGAAAACTCAGGATAAGCTCTTTATCGGCTATGCTCAACAACGGCTTGCCTACGCTAGGGGTCAGGGCTACGATCCCGCTTCAGAAAAAAGGGCTGAGCGGCACCTCCTGAGAAAAACTTGGGAGTTTTTAGACCGAAAAGATAAAGCCGGCAATTACCTGACCTCAGATGAAGATGTCGATAAGCTCATTGCAGAGATCGATACAGGCACAGCAGACAAAACCATTGATGGTATAAGCAACAGCCGAGCGTTTAAAGAATGGGCTGCTGGGGATAGATCTCAGCCCTTCGAGGGCACTGAAGGCGGTTATCAAGAAAACGTAATTACGTTGGAGCCAATGAAACCAGCTGGCTTTGATCTCGATTTTGCAAACATTAAAACTGAGCCTGACGCAGAGGCATTAATTGCTACGATTAATGCTGATGATAGCATAGGTGAAGCAGAAAAGAATGCTGCTCTTGCCCAAGTGCAAGAGTTTGTGAAAACGCTAGACGTATTCGACTTTTCAGAGTTCCTCGACAAAACACGCATACAAAATTCTGGGGATGCCACTGGAGCAATCCTCACTATACAGAACAATACGAAAATTTCTAACGAGAACAAAGATGCGTACATATCTCAGCTGACGGACATCATGGATAGGTACAATGAGCAAGCTCTCAAAACAGCTCGAGATAAAAAGGATGCTATAGCGTACTACCCAGTAGGCGAAGACGGCATGATTGATCTGGCCGGTAAAATTCTTATAAAAGAAGTTACCAAACAAGTGCCTAAAGAAGGTGGCGAAGATGGTGAAACGGTCACTGCATCAGTCTTTGTAAATGCGCTTGATGAAAGTCAGGTGATAGACGATGTTGATAAAGGTTTCCTTGCTCCAGACGGTGACGTAGCCACGATGGTCAAGGTCTATAACACGCCTATTCAAGAAGCTTCCGAGCTTGTTCAAGACGGCATTAGCATTGTAGATAACCTGCTTGATTACCGTAAATTAGTCACTGAAAACCCCGGCGCTATGAACGATTACCTTGTAGCGATTGGTGGGGCTAACGAAGAAATCAACCAGTTTGCCACGGCATTCGCATCTATGTTTGGCAAAGATGATGTTAGTTACGAAAGGGTTGCAACAGCTGCTACACCAATATTTGAAAAGCTAGGTACACCAAACGACAAGTTGTTGTTTGCAATGCAGCTGAGAGCGGCATACGACCAAGCGCGTTTGATGGGGTCTACGGGGCAAGGCCTGTCGGATAAAGAATTGGGGATGAACCTACAACAAGTTGGCAAAGGGTTGTCCCCAGAAAAGGCTTTGCCTATCATAAATAGGCTAATCAGCAGCACAATTCGCACTATCGAGAATAAGCGTAATGGTAAGATTGGTTCAATCATTGCTAGTAGAGAAATCACAGGAGGCTTGAGGGCCTACCCATACGGGCAAAATTTCAATCAGTACGCTATGTCAGCATTTACTAGCGAAACCTCGAACAACTATGACGCACTAAAGTCTATTCAGATATATGACGCACTTGCTGGCAGAACAGAGTTTAGTCCTACGTCTGCAGCCGCGCCCTCTACTGAAGAATTAAGCCCTGCTGATTTATTTACTGCGTATAGCAACGGGGAAACAATTACAGTCACACAAGCGCTTAAAGATGCGTACCCCAACAGTACAACTCTACAAACCGCACCCGTAGGTGGCACCTTAAGAAAAGGGAATTAAATAATGGCTGCTGATGCGGTGAACGAAGATCCATTTGAAGGTGCAATCTTAGTCGAAGATGATGAAGCTGATCCGTTTGCGGATGCAGTGTCCCCACCTTCCTTCGAGGCTGCTTTCCCAACAAATATGTACGATAATCTTAGCCTCGGAGAGGCGATGGATCGATATAAGGACATTGTTTATCAGAAAGACGAGGACGGGAACCACACCAGAGAGCTGAATCCGAATATTGAGCTGGTGGGTAAATCCCATAGATTTGTGAGAGAGGATGGCAGTGATTCACTGATCCCAACACCCGAAACCAGTTTGATGGGCGGGGCAAGGATGCTCTTCGGTGCAGATCCATATGATGTTACTGCCAAGGTCAGCGGCGCACAAATTTTGGGCAAGGGCTTCCGAGAAAGCTTCTCTGATCTTCGAGAAGCAGACGCCGCGTTTTTGGAGAAAACAGGTGGGGCTGATCTACTGAGATCTTCCCCAATTGGCGACCAATATCCAGAAGACCTCGTAGCAAGCGCCAAAGAAAAAGCAGTTAATGTCGATACAGGTGGAACTTTTTGGGATGCGATGATTGCGGACGCTGGCCCTGCAATTATTGCTGGTCTTCCCGCTGGGATGGGCACAGTACGTGGTTTGTCGCTTATCCCGCAAGCAACATCTAAAGTAGCCAATGTTGTCCTCAACACCTTTAAAGGTATCACCGCGACCCTCACAGGTGAAACGGCTGCAACGCTGACCACAGGCACTGACGAGAAAACTCTTGTGATGGGCCCTAACGCCACCTTTCCAGCCTTCCCTGATTTGGTAGAGCTAGGAGACGAGGATGCGGATAAGGTTATCGAGCACAGGCTAAATGTGCTTGCCGAGGGCATGGCCCTTGGCGGGGTTGTTTTAGGAGCGATAGCTACAGCAAAGGCAGCTGTTACTACTGCAGGGCAATTCCTTTTAGGTGGATTTGTTAATGCTGCCCGGGGACCAGAAAGAGCTGTGTATATGCAGCTATCTCTCGAACTGGCTAACTTACCCCCAGATGCTAACGAAGCAATGCTAGCAGAGGCACGTAAGCGCATAGCCGAGATTGTCAAAGCTAATAAAGAAGTCCTAGTACAATCTATTCGTGGCATGGATGAAAATCAACAGGTCACCATCGATACGGTAAGTGCGCTTTTAAAGGGCACTGGTAATCAAGCTGATCGAAGCAATGCCTTGGGCGTCAGGGCTGGGGCCATGAACATCCCGGGATCACCTGTTGTGAATGCTGTTGATGCGCCTATCGACGCGGTGCAGCAAGACTTAAGGCTACAGGCGCAAGAGCTGGGTGGAGAGACGGCTGCTGAGCAGACTGCCAAGCTGCAAGATGGAGTAGAGGCTCTTACGGAGACTGCCCGGACATCTGTGGATGATGTGAGCGGTGGTCTAGCACAAGCGCAAGCAAAGTATGATGCAGACTATGCAAAGATCATGAGTGGCTTTGATCAAGACCTAGAGGCCACAGATATAATCGATAAGCTTGCAGCTCAATATGGCACTGACTTAGACGGCCCAGCTACAGTGGTCAGAGACCGCATCAAGCAACTTTTAGAAGTATCGTATGTAACCCAGCGCACTGACAAGGATGCTAAATACGCAGCTGTAAGCGGTGGGCCAATCGATGCTGAAGCAATCGTTGGTCAGTTTGAACGTATTGATCTCGGCAGCATCACCGAAGCAGAAATTCTGTTGAAAAAAAATGATGGGGCGGTAGGAAGACTTCATAAGCTTGTGCAACCTAAAATGGTTGCTGATGAAGCTGGCGAAGAGGGCGCTATGCGCCGTGAAACGCCAGAGGAAGTTATAGATCGTGTGCAGGAGTTTATAGACAATGACCCGAGGCTTAACTTCGGGTTTTTCTATAAAGACGTTAGACAAGAAATGTCCCGGCTTGCAGCCGAATTATTCAACAGAGATCGTCTTTTAGCTGGTTCAGAAGTGCGGAACTTTATCAAGTTCATCGATAACGACATGCTGGACTTTGTTGAGGACGAAGGCGGCGATGCGCTTGCTGCAAACGCTAGAGAAGCTAAACGATATTTCGCAGAAGATTACATGTTCAAATCTGGTGGCCCGGGAGCACCAAAGTCGAAGCTAGCTGAGTATGCTGAGCTGTACGATAGTACCCTTGGTCGTACCAACAAGCAGGATCTCACCGCAACAATGAAAGGTGGGGGATTTAACAGAGATGCTTACGACAGCGACTTTGAGGATCTTTCCACCAGCTGGTTAGAGCAGGGTAACCGCTTTGATATCGCGCATCTCAAAAAAGCGCTAAGCACCCTCAAAGGAACAGATGGCGGCGAGATTGCAGATTACATGGTACTGAAGGTACTAGGTCGCTTTGCATTGGATGCTAGGGCTGGCGGTATTGATGGCATTGACTATGGCAAGCTGACCAGCGAACTCGGTAAGTACTCAAGCGTATTATCAGCTAATTTCCCGCAAAAAGCTGACATGATAAATGGCTTCCTAAGACGCCTAGAGACTGCCAAAGGCAGTCAGGAGGAGCTGCTCAAAGTACTCGAGAGTACGAAGGCTAGCGCAGACAAAGGCATAGCGCAGCTGCAGGGCAGTATTCTCACAGAGTTCTTTGATAAGTCGCTCACCCCACAGCTTAAGCAGATTGCTAACAGCTCAGAGATCTTTGCCACATCTGACCCGTACAAAGCGTTCTCTGGGTTCTTTACCGGGTCTGAGACTGTTAGCCGAATGCGACAGCTCCTACAGGCGATTGAAGCCTCACCAGAGGCTAATCGTCCTGTGATCAAAGATGCGCTAAAGCTAGCTTATAATAAGTTTCTAGACGATAAGCTTATTGGCAGAAAGCTCCAGACGAGTGGCGTTACACCTATGAACGTGGCTCCCGGGGAGAGAGCTGCTGATGAGCTCACCCCTCTGTTTAGGGTGGGCAGGGAGATATACGGAGATGAGGGAGAGACGCTGTTTAGTGGTCTTGAAGCATCACTTGGTATGGCCCGGGAGACAGAAGCATTAAAAGGTGCAAGCCCGATAGCAGGGCAATCGCGCACCGCTTATAATCAACAAGCCCGGACAAATACAAATCGTATGATTGCTATCTTTATTGGGCCTCTGAGCCGTATCGGTACAAGACTTCGATCCATTCTCGGTGGGGCAATTGAGAAAATGGATCCAGATTCACGGGGGATGGCGATCAGACAAAATATCCTAGCTAATCCTGACGAGTATCTCGCTCTAGCCAGCAAATATAACAAAAATCCGGGGGATCCTTTATTAGAAGAAACCCTGCTTTATTTCCTTGGATCTGGCCTACTTAAAACGGACCTAGATGCGGATGCTGACGGTGTGCCGGGTATGCTCGAGGATGCACAAGCAGAAGTAAGCGAGGCAGCTGAAGCAATAAATGCAGTAGTCCAATAAAAAACCCGGGGGAGCAACCCCCGGGTCTATATAGCAGCTCGGAGAACGACCAAGAACCCCTCACTGCCACAATCCTAACTGACGTAAGCCCTCCAGTCAACTCTGGGGGGTTTTTTGTTGGCTGGCATACGCTAGCTCACTGTTAGTACCATAGCAGATACTTTAGTGGAAGGGGCTAGCGCTCATTTATTTCTTTCTTAGTCATCCGCCAAACGTAAATAGGCGTCTCGCCACCGACATAAGAGCCTAGAGTATTAAATGTGAAGTACTCATGCGCTTCAGAACGATCCATCCCGTCCTGCATAAGTATACTGACGCATTTTTCTGCGTCATAAACTACTAAGTCGGGAGAGCCACAACGCTCCCCCACTCCAATTATAGCTGTATCAAAACCGTCAGCAATGAGCATTATTCACACTTTCTGAGGCCTGTGGCGGGGTCATAATAACAAGCTCCGCCCTCTTCTATGAAGTTGTCGGGTTCTTCGATATCAGGCTCTGCTACATCCTCTACCGCTGATGCATTCAAAATTCCAAAACGCTTTCCGCTGGCACGGAATGTAGTACAACCTGATGATCCTCCTTCAAACGCTTCCATATAAACACGCTTGAAGTCTTCCCAGCCCACCTCGTCCCCGACATTGCACGTTTTAGAACATGCGCTATCGACATATTTACTGGCTGTGTTGAGCACTTTCACATGATCAAATACGGACAGCTCATTAGTTGTTTTGCCCTTGATCCCAAAGTTCTGATAGCCATAATCCTTCACAGTTTCGATCCTTGGCC